AGCAAAACTATAATCATAATCAATGTCATTTAGGCAGACCAGAATTAGATCATTATTGTATGTTGGCTTATAAGGATGAAGATGATAATTTACTTTGTGGTGCTATGTTGAACTGGTCAAAACATATCCAAGTTGAAGGGCTTAGAAAATGCTTTTTGCTTATGAAATATGAACACAAATTAGCAGAGGCTAATCGTAGACGTAAGGGGAATTTTAAGGGTGCTAATTATCGGAAGATGAATAGGCCTTAATTGTTTTTTAATCAAAAAGAGACTTAAAATTTTCAGCATCTTCTAATTCTAAAAACCAGGCAAAGTCATTTCGCAGATCATACCATCCCATTAATTCTTCGCTATCCCATTCTCCATTTACTCGTTTATAAAAACTGCCATAATCATTTTTAGCAACTTCTTCACCACCATTTGATCCATCAATATAATTTTTTTGAATACATTGTTCAACGAACTGTCTTTGGTTTTTAATCTTACCTATTTTCCAATCAATATTTATGGTATATACTACATAACAACGAAAATCAATGCCTTCTTTATGATAATGACAATATTCAACTATGTTTGTAAGATCATTTTCATACATCCTTGACATAGATTGACCTAATGCACCATGCTCATACTCAAAAGCACCCATATAATCTGTTGAAAATACCTTCGCTACTCTATCAATAGAATCCTTGTCATCAAAGTCAATCGTATTTCCATAGGGATTAAGGAATTTCGTAGGCTTACTTAATCGCTGCACTATCCAACTGCGCTCATTAAAAGTAATTCTATTTACAGGTTTTAATCTTGGTTTGTATTTTGTCATTTTTAATACCCATTTTCTTTTTTAATTCAATCCAGGTTTGATCTTTGTTAAAGTCAGGTAATTTGATTTTCTTTTTGTTAGTCATACATCTTATACGGATTAAAATATAAAAAACTTACAATTACCCTTACCCTGTTAATATAAATATAAAAATCACTTCACCTCACTTTCTTGGGGTATTACGATTTTAAATTCAGCGTTGTTAAAGTCGAAGTCAAAGTCTGCGCCTAATTCACCTTCTTCATCTAAATCCCAATTATCGATTAAGTGAGATTCTAAATATCCTACATTATCTAACTCGTTTTGAAGGTCAAAACTTCCACCTCGTATTATCTTGTCTAATATGTAATGAAATTTATTTCTCAAATCGCTTGAACTCATGTCTTGGTAAAGCCATTCGGCAAATACATCTGACCTTATGTAGTAGATTTTCTTTTTCCTACCCATCACTTCACCTCACTTTCTTTTTCAATCTGCTTGATTGTTATTACATTATCACATTTAGTACATTTTACTGCGCTAAAGTTCATATGATATACTTTCAAGATTTCTTGGCAAGCACTACATATAAACACTTTTTCAGGTTTTGGTTTATTCATTATTTACCCTTTCTTGTTAATTATAAATGTCCATTTTCTTTTAATTGCTTATAGGTGCATTTAGCTAAATTCCTAAATACTTCCCTAAATTCTAAATCTAACGCAATCGAGCAAGTGCCATGATCCATTCCAAACTTCTTTTGAACATTTGCAATGCCTTCATTAATCCAGGGGTGTTGCAATTCTTCTATCCAATCAATTTTATTATCCTTTAGCTTATTTATAACTTTTTCAACGCTTTCCTTGTCATGCTTACATAAGTCATTCATCCATCCATCTTCTAAATCACCAACAGGACACCAGGCATCTAGGTCAGCATTTATTCCATCATCTAGCATTGGATATGTCATTCCATCATCAGGATTTAAAAACATTCCTACGCTATGTAATGGTAAAAGATTATTAGCATTTTCTTTTTTCATTTTCTACTTCTCCTTTTCTTTTCCTTTCATTGTTAAAAAAATCTTACCCTGTTGTTCAAAATATAAAAATACCCTCGGTCATTAAATATAAAGACCATGTTGTCCAAAATATAAAAAACCCTGGGCGATCAAATATAAAAACCCTGTTATCGTAAATATAAAAATGAGTTGCACCCTGTAGCATTTAATATAAAAGAATGTCAATTATTTGTTAAAATTTTTTAGTTTTATGATATTACATTCCAATTTGTACCAATCTCTAGAAGTCCATGTTTTTTGTTCTTGTTTTACCCCTTGTTCCGCTTGTTTTTCTGTTTTGTAGACCTTGCCCACGTGGAAGGGGTCGCAAGAATTAGAAGTAATTATTATTATATACATTATTTAAGATCCTTTCATTTTTAAGCCAAAAAAAAGCCCAGGCGCTCCAGGTTAAACCCTTTGCGCCCAGGCCTCGCAGCTATGAATTAATGATAAATTAAGCCTATTTTATCCGCTTTTATCATTGCCATATCATTAACGGAACAATCAGTATAATTTGCCCTTTTTAGTTCGTCTAAATTGTTAAAAATAACGGCTTTTTTTGAACCCTTTGGAATTAGATTGTCTTTTTTACCTCCAGTAGAAAAACAGAAAATAAAATTAGGGGGTAAATTTACACTATTAAATAAGGGTACGCTTTTTGTGTACCCATAAAAAACAATATTAGGGTTATTTTTAGCAATTTTTATCCATTGTTTTAAATACTTTAATGAATAAAAGTCACCGCTTGAATGAATTCGAACATATTCAACGCGCTTTTTATCTAATTCTAATTGAATTTGTTTTTTAAATTCATCAGGGTTTTTTGTAAGTGCTAAATTGAAAGCGTATTTATTTACAACTGGTTTCCATTTATACGAACCCTTATCCGCATAACAGAATACTTTGCATTCATCCGCGAAGGGGCAGGTTATTAACGCAGGCAAATTAAATTCATATAATCTAACATTATTCAATTTAGCCGTTTTTTTGATTTTCTTATTACTATTAGTTAATAGATTCATTATTTGCCCCCCTTTCGATACGTTCGCATAAACTCTTAATAATTCCAATATATACCGCGTTTTGTTCCTTCTCTTTCTCTAGTTTATCATTTAATATATATATAAGGTTTTTAACTGTTTTTAAATCATCAAGATTATATTTATTAATATTCATTATCCTTGCCCCCTTACCACTAATGAAGGGCAATTTGTTTCAGTACGTTGCGCCCTGGCAATTTTTAACGCTCTTTTATAGCTTACGCCCTTGTATATTGTGTTAATACTGTTAATACGTTCGCGCTTAGTCTTAAAGACTTGATTAACTGCCCACATACTCACGCCTAGAATTGAGCCTAAATATTGAACTTCAATTGTTTTGATCATTATATTAATTCTCCCTCAATTATTATCCATAGCATAAAAAGACAGGCCAAAGTGCATGTACTTAATAATATCATTAATTCATATTCTTGAATGAAAACTGAACTGATTGTTAGTATTAATCCGAATATGGATAGTATTAAAAGATAATATCTAAATATCCTTAAAAATAATTTCATAGCTTTATTTCTCCTCTATTTTGTTTAATGTCATGGCTTAATGTAATAATATATATTACTTAATGCAACTAAAAATGTAACTTTTATTACCCCTTATAATATATACTAAAGAAATTTCGGAGCGCGTACACTCAAACCAATTAAACCGAATTTAAAAGTTTTACGTTTTTTACGCTTTTGAGTGCCTATTTAATACCGATTAACTATTTTCGCCTCTATGGTATGCGAACAAATGAAACGCTACGCCCTAAAAAATGGCATGATATTTGAAATAAAACCCGATCCACAAGGACAGATTTTTAGCTGCGAGGGATATCGCGCCCAAAATTTTTTTCTGATTTTTTAAGTTTTAAAATATGTTACAATAATGGACTGGCCAATAATCACAGAAGATGACTACGAACGACTGATCGAGTCAATCGACATCGGTGACGAAATGTTCCGCAAACTCGCGGTTTTCAGAAGCGGTCTAATTGAACCACACATGCGCCATTGGCAGCTAAAAGCTCACGAAGCCTACGACACCTTATCCGAGAGAGAACTCCAGGTATTTAAAATGCGCCTAAAATCTCACAGCTTCCCCCTAATCGCAGAGAACCTAGAAATCTCTGAATCATCCGCTAAAACCTACTGGCGCAGAGCAATCCGTAAGTGCTGGCTATTGTTTGACGTAGTCTAATCCGCAATTACTGAAACTATTATAGGAATTTCAATGGCAAAGAAGAAAAAACTAGGCAGACCAAAGCTTGATATAAGCGCAGATAAAGTAGAGATGCTCGCAAGCTTCGGCTGTTCAACAGTAGAGATAGCCAAGCTCCACAACTGCGATGAAAACACGATCCGAGGCAGGTTCAAAGAAGAGCTTGAGCGCGGTAGAGAACACATGAAGATTAAGCTCAGACAGCTCCAATGGAAGCAAGCCGAGAACGGCAACACCTCTCTACTTATATTTTTAGGAAAACAATATTTAGGTCAAAGTGATCGCAACGAACTGGAATTAGTAGGAAACCTAGAAGCCTTACTCAAAGAGTGTGGCTACGAAGATTCACCGATTGAGAAAAAAAGTATTAAACAAAGAGAAGCTCTGGAAGATCCTGGGGTACAAGCCCTCGCATAACCAATTATCGGTACACAACTCGACAGCACGCTTTCGAGTCAATGTGCAGGGCAGACGATCAGGAAAGAGCTATAGTGCTGCTAAAGAGGTCTTGCCTTACATCCTCAGTCCAAATACTCGGACATGGATAGTAGGCCCTACACTCGATCTTGCGGACAAGATAATGCGAGAAGTCAAAATGGACATACTCGCAAAATTACGCCTTCCAATAGCAACAAAGAAGGAAGTTAATGGCGCTCTATATTACATAAAACTTGCTGGACTCAATAGCGAGGTATGGGTGAAGTCGGCAGACAGACCAGAAAGTTGCGTGGGCGAAGGTGTCGATCATCTCATTATCGAGGAAGCAGCAAAAATAAGGAAGATCGTATTTGAGCAATATCTAAGACCAACATTAGCCGATAGACAAGGTTGGGCGCTCTTTACAACGACCCCAGAGGGATATAACTGGATATATGATTACTGGCAACGCGGAAGATCAGATGAATTTAAAGAATGGGAATCCTGGCAACACCCAAGCTGGGAGTCTCCATTTTTCAAAGATGACATTGAAGAACTAAAGAAAACATTAACCTATGAAACATTCCAACAAGAATTCGGAGCGCAATTCACCAGCTTTTCAGGGAGGGTTTTTCCGTTTGATCGCACCATACACATCCAAAAACTCAAGTATAACCCAGATTTGCCTACCTATGTGGGTATCGACTTTGGATACAGAACAGCAGCAGCAGGATTTTTTCAAGTTGACCCCAGGCAAGGTAAGGATAAAGTATACCTCATAGATGAAGTGTGGGAAGAAAACATCAAAACCGAGGACTTCGCAGACAAGATCAAAGCAAAGCATTATCCCATCATTCGATATTTTGGCGATCCAGCAGGGGGCGGTGTCCAGGCTCAGAGTGGAATCGGAGATATAGAAATTTTTAGAAAAAAAGGAATACGAGTGGATTACAGAAGGGATAAGGTATCGCGCAATATCGCCAACGGCATTACCCACATGCGAACATGGTTCGAAGATGCAGCAGGAAACACCCATTTTTACGCAGACCCCAGAGCAGAAAAGTTTATCTCAAGCTACGAGAACTATCGCTATCCAGAGAAGAAGAAAGACCAAAGACTTAAAGAAGAACCACTCAAGGATGGACTTAATTGCCACGCAAACGATGCTTCGAGATATTTTTTCTGTAATCTTTTTCCTATTAAATCGAGAACAGCAGGGAGTATCGACTGGTGATAATACAAGATTTATCAGAACAACTTATAATAGATAGCCTATCAAGTTATCTAAACAATATTGAAACAAAGCGCACTAGAGAGCGTGAGTATTTACTTGATTTCTACGAAGGGTTTAACCAAGAAGATTATATTGGTAAATACTTTGGCTCAGAATCCTTACAACAAGTGCCTTTATTCTCACAAAACCTCACAAGGCGCGTATGCAAGGCCAGAGGGCAAGCCTACAAAAGACCAGCGCGCACTAAAGCCGACCCACGCTATAACGAGCTTGCAGACATTCAAGATTTAAACTCTAAGCGGAGACAATTAGAGCAGATGACATTTCTGCTCGGCACTATGGCCTTCCGCAGTCTATGGAATCCCAGTCGCAATAAGGTTGAATATGAATTACTCCCATTCTTTGAACCATTGTTTTTACCTGGTGAAAAAGAACCTTTTGGTGTGATCTACGCAATTCAGAACGAAGGATTAGCTAGATTAGCAAAACAAGAATTTATTGTTTGGACAGCAGAACGCGAAGGCGCACCAGCCAGACATTTCGGCATTGATTCTCATGGTGACAAGTTTTCTTTCAATGAGGGTGATATTAACCCTTATGGCATCCTACCAGTATCCTTCGTGCATCGCTACTCCCCGATCCGAGATTTTTGGGTCGGGGATGCGTCAGATGTCGTGCGAGCTGACCTCGCACTTTCTGTAGCAGCGATGGAAATATCTCTTTGTCTACGATTAGGTGCTATCGGAGTCAAGTTCGTTACAGGTGTAGATGATCGCTCAAGGATCTCGCTTGGAGTCGATAAGATACTTTATTTACCTGAAGGCGCTAACTTTGGTGTCACAGGCCCAAGCGCCAGCATCCCTGATCTCATTACTGGAGCAAAGTTTTTAACAGAGCAAACCTTAAATAATAACCAATTAAGGGTAAAATTCATTGATTCTCATGGAAACGCAGAGTCAGCAGAGGCACTTCGTATCCAAGACATCGATTCTTATCAAGAAACTCAATCTAACATCGAAGATACCTGGAGAAGCTGGGAGTCAAAGCGTTTCGAGATCGATAAGCGTATCATTGAGGTACAAACAGGAAAATCATTGAACGATGAATATCTGGTAGACTTTGAAGAGCCAAATGTCTTATCTCCATCAGAAGAACGCGAAATGTTCACCTGGCTATTCCAAAACAAGTTAGCCACACGAGAATCCTACCTATTATTAAAAAACCCAGATATGCTACCTGAAGATGCAAAGAAACTGCTCGAAGAGGTAGATGATACCGAAGGACAAGCAAACAGGCTCTTGAATAGACTGCAAAGCTAATGCCTTTATCAGACAGTATCGATAAGGCGGTAGCAGAATTTGAAGCCAGTCTAACTGAAGCCCAAGATCAATTTACTCAAGACGTAGAAGAATTAAGGGAACAAGGTCTATCCACAGAAGAAATCCTTGCGATCTTAGCTGGAATTTCAATGGTAGACTATTGGCTTCAAGACCTTCAGATGCAGCAAGCGGTCAATCGCTTGATGATCAGCTTTGACACACTTTTAGATGATGCAGTATTCTTTGGCAAGGTTTCAGAGACACAACTGGTTGCACTTCGCAATATGCAGCAAGCCTCTATTTTAAGATACGCTACAGATATTGGAGAAAGAGTAAGATTATCATTGGTTCAAGGGGTGCTTCAGAAAATGCCTCAGAAAAGCATTAAGGCTATGCTATTAAGAGATTTATCGATAAAACCGTATCAGGTAGACACAATCATTACTACTTCAATGGCTACCTACTCAAGATCACTTACGCTTTTACAATTAGAGCAAACTCCAGACCAACAACTGATTTATCAAGGCCCAATGGACTCTAAGACCAGACCTGTCTGTATTCGAATGTTGAAAGAAGGGGGGATGACACAATCCCAGGTAGAAGCTAAATATCCAGGGGCTTTACGAGATGGTGGTGGCTTTAATTGTAGACATCAATGGGTCGCTTTGTCACCGAAAACACAAAATAAGGACATACAGCAAAGAGCTAAAGTAGCTTATCAGGGTATGATTGACAAAGCAAGAAGAAAAGGTAGGACATTCAATGTTCCGCAAACATTAGAGCAATATTATAGATGATTAATTTTAAAAAAGCGT